ACGCCCTTCAGAGCCTCGTTAACCTTGCTGGCGTTGATGTCGACAGCCTGCTTGACCTCGACGGACTTCGGGACGGCGGTGTCGACCTGGGTCGCGGCGCTGCGGGCGCGTTCAATCGCGGCGTCGAGCGATGTCGTGAGCGGACCGGCGACCGCCTGGCCGAGCGACTTGGCGGACGACTCGTCGCCGAACAGGGCCGCGTTAAAGTTGGCGGCGGCCGACCTGGCGTTCTCCTCGATGCCGTCGGCAATTGAGTTATTGAACGCAGCCGCCCCGTCGATGAAGGCGTCGAGCCCGGAGGTGTCGACCCCCAGCTTGTCGCCGACGAACTGAGCCGCCCGGGCCAGGGCCTCGACCGGCCCGCTGATCGCCAGGGCGAGCATCCCGAAAGCCGCCTGCAACGTGTCGCCAATCCCGGCAAAAAACGCCGCGACCTGGTTGCCGATCCCGAACACCTCCGCCCACTGGCTGCCTACTTGCGAGACGTAGGCCCAGACGCTCGAAAGATTCTGAATGAGGAAATCGCCGATCTGCGCCAGGAACCTTGCCCCTTGGAGGATGCCCTCTCCGATCGTCTGGCCGATCGTGGCCCCGCCCACGCTTCCGATGAGGTCCGAGAACTGCGACGAGACGCTCTCGATCGCCGGGGCGAGGTAGGCAACGACCTGTTGAACGACGCCGGAGATCGCCTGCTGCGCCCGGTCGAAGGAGTCGCCCATCGCGTCGACGTTGTCGGCCTGGGCCTGCGAGAGGGCGAGGCCGAACCGCTGCGCCTCCGCCGTCGCCGCCTGGATGCCTGCGGCCCCGCCGTTGAAGATGGGCATCAGGGAGGCCCCGGCCCGGCCGAAGAGCCGGACCGCGGCGGCCGACCGCTCCGCCTCGGTCGGAATCTCGGAGATCGCCTGGGCGATTGCCTGGAAACGATCGGAGGCCGACATCCCATTGAGCTGGTCCACCGACAGGCCGATCGCGTCGAACGCAGCCGCGGCTACCTTCGAGCCTCCGGCCGCCTTCGCGAAGGCGACATCGGCCTTGGTAAGCGCGGCCCCGATCGTCTCCATCGAGATGCCCACCAGGGCCCCGGCGTTGGAGAGCCCGGCCAGCTCGGCGAACGTGAGGCCGAGCCGCTGGGCCATGAGGTTGGTCGAGTCGATGACTTCGGCCTGGGCCGCGCCCATGCCGATGAGCGAGCGGATCGCCTGGCTCGCCCCGCTGGCGATCGACCCGAAGAGCTGCGCGCCGGAGATCGCGGTCAGCGTCCCGAGCCCGGAGCGGAGGCCCTTTACGTCGGCCTCGAGCCTTTTCATCGACGAGGAGGCCTGGTTCACGCCAGCGGTTAGGCCGCTGGTCGATGCCGTGAAGACCGCCCGCACTTTGCCGATTGTGCTCGCCATGCTACTTGCCCTGTTGCTTTAACTGCTCCGCGAAGCCCGGGATCTTGGACAACTCCCGAAGCATTTCCTCTTCCGTCTGCGTTGGCCTGCTGGGGTCGTAGGTCGGAAGAAACATCTCCTCGGCGTCTTCCTTGACCTTCGCCCCGTTGGCTGCCGCCAGACTCACCGCGAGCCGGGCCGTGCGACGCCAATCGTCACCGAACGGACAGACACGGTAAAAGGCGATCCAGCGGGCGACCTGGCTAAGTGTGATCTCCTGTTTCCATTCCTCGACGTTCCAGATCTGATGCGCGAGGGCCAGCCGGTAGAGGAAGAGGTCGAGCATCCCCTCCCGGCTTCTTAGTTTCCCTCGAGCTCCTTTACCTCTTCCTCGGTGATCCGCATGAGCGCGATCCCGCGCTCCCAAATTCGTTGCAGGGCCGCGGCCGACTTCTCACCCAGGGCCGTTACCTCGGCCTGGCTGAAAATCAGTTTGCCGCTCTCGTCGCAGAGGAGCATCGACGCGAGCTTCGCCCGCCATACCGACTTCGGCTTCGTGTTGTGCTCTTGGCAGTAGAGCTCCCAGGCGTCGCGGTCGTTCGCGGTCGGACGCCGCAGGAGAACGGTGTCGTTCCACTCCGGCACCTCGAGGCGGACGGGCTCGCCTAGGTCGGCGATTTTCAGGATGGCATCTTTGCTGGTCAGAGGCATAACTAGCTCCCGGTGAAGGCGAAGGTCGCGGACCCGCGTAGCAACTCGCCGACCGACGCTTCGACCTCGTAGCTTTCGAGGCAGGCCTCGCCGCTCATCGACCCGCCAGGGGTCGAGAAGGAGAGCGAGCCCTTTTGGCCGATGCTGGTCGGGGAGTAGGGCGGCATGCCCAACAGCCTGACCGTAACGGAGCCTGGTTCAATGCCCAGGCAATCGGCCTGTTTCCGGATTCGGCTATTGCTGCCGGAGCCGACCTTCGCGCTATTAGCGCTCGTGATGTCGGCCATAACGGCCGAGCCGCCGGAGCCGGTGACTCCGATCAAGGAGCCGATCGGAGAACCGGCAAACGATACGGTCGTTCCTTGCGAGATCTGCGACACGTTAGCCTCCGGCCTGGAGGCCTACTCGCTGGGAATCGAGACGTAGGTCGCCGTGCCTTTGACCAGCTCGCCGACCGCGTACTCGATCTCCGCCTCGGTGCATTTGAACTGCTGCCCGTCGTAGGTGATCGTGTCGCCAGCGGTCGGCGGCGTCTCGGAGAGATAGGAGCAGGTGATCGTAGTGGTAACGCCGTTGACCGCCGCGGCCCCGGGATCGGGCAGGCCGTCGACGTAGACGCGATCGGAGCCGACCGCCAGGTCGAGCGTCGAGGCGTCGAGCTTGTTGGACGAGCTCGTCGGGTCGATGCCGGTCTTTGAAACCTTGACGTTAGTCAGGCCGGAAGGAAGGCCGGAAAATGTAGTTCCCTGTGCTGGCGTGGGCATGTGTCGCGATGCTCCCTGTTACGGTGCGGGCGGCTCTTTGTAGACGTAGGTTGCGGTTCCCTTGATGAAGTCGCCGACCGCGTACTCCGTCTCCACCTCCGAGCAGATCCAGCCGGTCGCTTCCGCGTTGCTGTTGACGGCGGGAGCCGTGCCGAAGAAGGAGACCGTAACCGTCTGCGTGATGCCGTCGGTGGCACCGGAGCCAGCGTCGACGAGCGGGGCCTCGGCGTAGACGCGAGTGTCGTCGGCCAGCGTCGTTACGTCGACCTTGTTCGACGAGCTCGACGGGTCGGCGGCGCTGGTCGAAACCTTTACGTTGGTGCATCCGGCGGGCAGCGTCAGGCCCGCGATTGTCGGCATGCTTGAAAGGGCCATTTTCTACTCCTGCCAGCGGATCACGTAGGTCTGCGAGACGACGTACGTCGGACGCTCGCGGCCGTCGAACAAAACCGGATCGCCGTCAGCCTCTTCGGTCAGTTCAACGTCGTCGATTGTGGAGCCCTCCGCCTCGCCGCTGAAGTCGTTGACGGCGGAGCGGACCAGGTCGGCCAGGGCCTTGCAGTCGGCGTACCCGTCGGCGTACACCTCGACCGCGAACGTGCCCACCGGCGCGCCGACCGCCCCGTCGAGGTCGCGCTCGCGGCTCGTGCCAGTCCGCGAGAAGACGACGTAAGGCGGGGCCAGCGTCTCCGGGGCAACCAGGGGATAGGCCGGGCAGTCGGCCGCCTCCTCGATCGCCACGCGGAGCCATGCTTCGGGGGACGCCATGCTATTTGCCTCCCTGGTAGCCGAGGTTCTTCTTCGCCGCGACCTCCGCGCCGGCCTTCTCAAAGGCGAGCGCCATCTCGCGGGCCAGCTTCGCGGAGACCCGCGGGCCGATCTCCGACATCGACCGCTCGACCATCTTCCGGGGCTCGAGGCCGCGGGTCGTCCCGAACTCGAGCCAGATCGCCTTTCGGCTTTCGGTGCCGCCCTTGTAGCCGAGCGTGCCGACGACGAAGCCGTCTTTGTTGCGGCCGACGTATTTCGATTTGGTCGTGACTGCACGGCGAAGGGCTCCGCCGCGGACCTTCTTTAGCTTGCCGCTGCCGGCCGTGAACTGGCCTCGGGCGTTGCGGGTGGTAGCCGACCGGACTGTCTTTGTCCCGCCCTTCGGCGTGTTCTTTTTCAGAATCGGAACGCCTTCTTTAAGCGTCCGCTTCATGGCGGCCTGGAGATGCTTCTTCGCGATGTGTCGCGGCAGCTCGGCGAAACTCTGCATAAGCGCGCCGATCTCGCCCTCGACTGTTTTCCAGTTCAATGAGATCACGTAGCCTGCTCCTCGACGGTGAGCTCGTGCTCCTCGCGGTTGCCCCGCTCGACGACGCTCGAGATGTAGAGAAGCCTGCCGCCCCGCGAGACCCAGCGGAGGCGGTGCTTCCCGGTTAGGCCGGGGAAGTAGCGCATCCGGACGGTCGCCGAGACGCTCCCGCCGACCTGGCTCCGGCGGTCAAGCTCGACGTAGGCGTTGGCCTCGTAAGAGCCGAGCCGGACGCCGACCTCCTGCCATGACAGGATGCTTTCGCCGACCGCGTTCCGGGTCTCGACCGGGGTCTCGATGGCAAACTTCTCGCGGAGGATCCCGGCGGGGAGGCCCATTACCACACCCCCGTAACGCTCTCGCTGGCGAGGAGGGTCTCGAACGCCATTGGCACCTCGACCACTCCGTCCTCGCTCGCGGCTTCGCGATGCTTGAAGGCGTGGGCCACGTAGAGCAGGATCGCCGACCGCAACTGCGGGGCGATCTTCTGGCCCGGGGCCACGCCCGCCCAGTAGGTCACGACCGCGTCGTCGGCGGCCGGGGAGTCGAGCTCGATCTCGGAGGCGTCCTCCTCGAGCTCGTAGTCGTTGGTGCCCAGGGCCTCGCCGTCGATCGTGATCTCGAGCGGGTGATCCTCGTCGACCAGGACGGGCGGGTTTGGCAGCTCGAGCACGACCGCCCCGGCTGGATACTTCGCCCGGTAGCGGGTCGCGACGAGCGAGACGCCGAGGCGTCGCTCGATCAGCCGGCGGGCGGTGGCGGCCGCGCCGATCAGCATCCGGTCGAAGTCGGTCTGGTCAGCCGACAGGCCGACCTGATCCTTGACCTCCGCCAGGCTCACGGGCTCGACCACCGGGTGCTCGATCAGTCGGATCGTTTTCGGTCGCATGCCCGGGCTCCTAGCGCGTCTCGATAGCCTGCCTCGCCTGTACCTTGACCCCGACAGCCCGCTCCGCCTTTGCAGGCTCGAGGAATGAGGCCTGCGGGTCGATCACTGCCACGCCGGAAGCCTGGAGCGTCTCGGCTAGGTTGGGCGTCGCCTTAATGACTTCGCCCGCCTTGTAGCCCCGATAAGACTTCAGGAGTCGCAGCGTGTGCATAAAGGAGACGCCGGGCCGGAATCCCTCCCGGCCCGGCGTCTTTACCTCGGAGGCTCGGGTCAGTCGATCACGAGCTTGGCGACGTAGTTCGCGGCGTGGTTGGCGATGCCTACCCGCTGCTTGGCGGCGAAGACCGTCCGGTCGTTGATCGCCTGCACCTCGCGGAGAGCCTCGACGCGGAGGCCGCTCGCCTTGATGGCGACGGCGGTCGCCATCGAGAAGTCACCGTAGAGGGCCAGGACGCCCGACGGCAGGCCCGTCGTCACGTACACCGGGCGGCCGTACACGGTCGGCTGCATCGCATCGGCGAGCATGACCGACTGCGTGCCGCTGTGGGCGGCGAGCAGGGCACCGTAGCCGGCCGGGCTCACGACCCAGCTCGTGTTTGCCGCGAGCGGATCGATCAGGCCGACCATCTCGGCGAGCTTCTCGGGGGTCGTCGCGGGGCCGTTGGCAACGAGCACCTCGTTGTCCACCTCGCCGACGAGGCCGTCGATGCCGGCCGTCTCGTCGCCCTGGAGCCAGGCATGGTCGATCTTCGCCGCGAAGGCGTTCGAGGTCGACTGGGCGAAGAGGCTCGCCACATCGACGACCGAGTCTTCGATGAGGTCGTTGGAGACGGCCGTCAGGCTCCGCAGCCCGAAGAGGGTGATGTCGACGCCGGTCGTCGCGATGTCGGTCAGGTTGCCCTGAGCGGCCTCCGAGTAGAACGCGGCGGTCGCGTCGCCCACCTTCGGGAGGGTGATCTTGTTGGAGATGGCGTTAAACACGCTCGCCACCCGCAGGCCGACCGACTGCCGGGTCATCATGTTGATGATCTGGCCGTAGAGCTCGACGGGCACGAGCTCCTTGCCGAGGTTCTCGGCACCTTCGCTCATCGCGCGGACTTCGCCGCGGGCGATCGAGCGGAGGAACAGGCCCGCCTTGGTGGCGGTATCGGACGAGTCGAAGTGGCGAACGTTCACGGCGGGCTCCTTATTGGCTTCGGGCTTCTCGATCGTGCTCCGGGGCTCGGAGTCGCTGGCGATGACGGTACGCAGGGCGGCGAGCTTGGCGTCGAGGTCGTTCTCGCGCCGGATCTCTTCGGGGATCTGCTCGGACCGGGCGGCGAGATCGGCGAGGCGGGCCTCGGCGGTCGCGACCTCTTCGGGGTTCTCGCTCGTGAACGAGCGCAGCTCCTCCATTTGGGCAATCGTCTGGGCGGCTTCGTCCTGGAGAAGGCGGCGCTTGGTCGACATGGCGGTCCTCGTGTGCGTGGTGCTGGGCGAAACTGCCGCCACGATAGAACCGACAGCCGGGGCCGCTGAAGTTGGCAAGCGTCCTACGGTAGGACGTTTTCAGCGACACGTTCCGGACGTACAGGTCTTCGCCCGCTCACGCTTGCAGCGGTCACACTCGCAGCCGCACCGCTGCTCGATCCGTCCGTCGGGCTTCCAGATGCCGCGGACGCAGGTCTCGCCACAGATGCACTTCGCCGGCCCCGGCGGGGCAGGGGAGGGCGCGTCGATCGCCATCGACGCGACGGCAGCGGAGACCGCGGCCGCCGCCTTCGGGGCCTCGCGGTCGATCGCCCGCGGGTCGGCCGACAGCCAGACGAGAAACGCGATCAGCCAGCGCCAGAGCATTACCAGCCCTTTCCGTGGTCGACGGTCTGGTAGCCATCCTCACCGACCGGCGGCGCGTGGACGAGCTGCCGCTCCGCTCCCTGGGCCGGAGGCTGCTCGGCGACGAGAGCGATCCAGAGCAGGGACTTCGCCGCCTTCGCGATCCAGCGGAGGACCGGGCGGTCCGGGGCCGGAGGCGTCGGGCTCGAGGAGCCGGAGATCATGTAGCCGACCGCGAACGCAGCCAGCAGGGCGAAGAGTGTCTTTCGGTCGATCATCGCGGGCTCCTCATCGATACGGTCTCCGGTGGGATGGGTGCGAGCCAGTTGCCGTTATGCAAGTCGCGCCAGCCGAAGCCGTCGATCGAGCCGACGGCGAAGGAGTCCTGGCCGGCGAGCATCCGCTCGGCGACATCGCGGCGGACCCAGAAGGAGCCCTCCGGCTGATCGTCCGGCCACTTGCCGCCGGAGATCCACGAAGGGCCCCAGGAATTGAGACAGCAAAGAGCGTCGGACGGCGAGCCGTTCTTCGCGTAGCGGACCGCCACGAAACACATCGCGTGCGCCCAGGAGCCGGAGGCCGCCGCGTAGCCCTGCGAGTCGCGGACGGACGCGAAGCCTTGCATTGAGCAGACGGGAATGGCAAAGCCGGCTTCGATGGCGGCCGCCGCCTCGTCGAACGTCCGCACGAGGGCGACGTGCTTCGCCGCGTGCTTCTTTGCGATGCCGTCGAGCTTGCCGCCGTCGCCCTGGCCGCCGTTGCCGTAGGCTCCCCACTGCTTCGCCCGGTCAGCAGAGTAGACCCGCAGGTCGTGCGAGCCGACCTGCTCGCGGTAGACGACGCCCCAGTCCCGCAGCCAGTGGGCCGCCGCGCCGCCATAACTGCCATCGGACCACCCGCCGCCGCCCTCCGGCTTGTTGCGGGCCTCGACTCGCGAGCCTCCGTAAATGCTCTCGGTGGCCGGCAGGAGCGGAGGCTCGGACAGGCGGCCCGTCTCCCAGTCGACCGACTGCGAGCAGTAGACGCCATGCGCCCAGCCCCACGACACGCAGTCGCCGATGCCCTGGCGTCCGACGGAGAAGGCCTTGCCGTAGCGGGCCGCGTGCGCCCGGTACATCGAGCGATAGAGGAACGTGTCGATCCCCTTCGCCTTGGCGATCGTCTCCGCCCCGGCGTCGCGGAAGAGCGGCTGCTCGAGCTCGGCGAGGAACTCGCGGACGCCTTCGGGGTTGGGCACGTAGCCGAAGTTTTCCCCGACGGCACGGACGCCCGGCCTGGTCCACCAGTCGAGCGCGAGCAGGAACGCCACGCCCAGGAGCAGGGCGACAGCGATCACGCGAGCGGGCTGTCGGTCAGCGTGACGCATTGGCGGCGGCCCTCGCGATGTCGCGGAAGGCGGCGACCCAGGCGGACCGCTGCGCCGGAGAGACCGGGCCGCCGGAGGTTCCGGCGTGCTGGTCGAGGTAGGACTTGATCGCCTCGCGGGCGAGCGGGTGCTTCTCGCCCAGGCTCACGCCCCGGCAGAGCAGGAGCCGGGCGCGACGCCGCAGCTCGTCGAACGAGACGCCGGTCCGGAGCATCGGCTCCGCCTGCATGCCGTCCCACTCGATCTCCGCGGCGAGCTCCTCGCACATGGCGGCGGTCGTCGCTGCGTCAGCGGCGGCGTCGGGGCCGACAAACCGGCCGACGAGCGAGAACGACTCCGGGGCCGGCGGGGCGGGCGTCGGGCCTGCCTGCGGCTGGCTCGTCGCGTAGGCCGTCAGGGCCGCAGCCACCAGGGCCGCGGCGACGAGATGCCGCCGCTCGATCTGGTGGAGGTCGAAGGCCTTCGCCTGCTCGACGATCCAGGGCCAGGCGACGGCGGCGGCAGCGGCGACGACGAGTAGGGCCGGGATCATTTCAGCCTCACCTGAAAGAGAATCTGCTCGATCGCGCCGGAGGCGAGCTCGAGCACGAGCGAGCGGATCGACGAGCGGGCGATCAGCCAGACCGGCCAGAGGACGACCGGGACGCATTTGTCGGCGACGGTGTCGAAGAGCACGGCGACCGCTTCGAGGACGAGCTCCTTCCGTTCCGGGCCGGGAACGTCGAGCAGCTCGGCCGCGCCCACGCCCAGGCGGAGCAGGGCGACGAGCAGCTCGCCGAACTCCGACCAGGTCAGGCCGTCGACCGCCGAGAGTTTCGCCGTGGTCAGGAACGCTTTGATCTGGTCGGAGAAGTCTTGGAACCGACCGGCAGCGGACAGCGGGGCGGCAGAGATCATTTGATTCTCCTCCAGACGGCGGACGCGGGGACAACTTGCCGGCGACGGGCGCGGCAGGCGACACACTGGACGTACTGCACCTGGACGAGGCCCGCCCGCTTGGACGAGTCGACCCGGCACATGCCGCCGCATTTGGGGCACCTAGCCGGCATAGTCCCGTAGCCTCGCGATTGCTGCCGCCGCGGCGGCCCGGGCTCCGAGTGATGTCGAATACTTGACGGCGGAGCGGACCTCGCCGGAGGACGGGATCGTCTCCGGGGTGTCGTCGATCCAGATATCGACCGACAGGCCGGCGGCCTCGGCCGCGTCCCGCTTTTGCGCGGCTGGCCCGCAGAGCACGAGGCCGCCAAGCGCGTCGTAGAGATCTCCGAAGGCGGTCGTGATCGCGTCGCGGTTCTCCGGCGTATCCTCGCGCCGGGTCACGCAGACGACCCGCGAGCCGCGGGCGGTCGCGTCGGCGATGAAACTCCGCCACAGGCCCGGGGCCGCGGTGAAGGTCTGGTCGAAGTCGAGCGAGATCGTGAGGTCGGAGGCGGCCCGCTCCTCCTTCGCAGCGACGACAGCCCGAGCTGCCTTCCAGGTCGAGAGCGAGCGGGCCGACAGCGACGAGCTCGGGTACGCGGCCCGCGTGACTGCGGACACATCAAAGAGCCCGCTCGCCTCGGTGATCGTGCGAATGATATTCCCGCGAGCGTCCTCTTCGAACTTCTCGCCCTTGGGTCCGACCGTGAACGCGAAGGATGATCCGAAGATCGTCTTCGTGCGGATCAGCGTCAGGACCTTCTCCGAGTCGGCAGTCGGAACCGGGTCCGCCTCGTAGGCAAGGCCGCGGTCCTCCTTCGTGATTCGCAGTGTGCCGTTGGTGGTCCGGGCGAGGATCTGGGAGTCTTCGTGGTTAAACAGGAGCGGAACGTCGATACGTTTCTTGGAGAGGATCTTGTCGAAGGCCGTCGCGGCAAACTTTTCGCGGAACCCGCCCAGGTCGACCGAGAGCGATTCCCACGGCGGAGCGATCCCGCGAATGACGGGCGCGCCGCCGTTGCGTTCCTCGACGCACAGGCCATCGTCTCCAAGATCTGCAAGCGGGATGTAGCGGCGTTCGACCTGGTCCATTACTGGCCTCCTGCTGGAACTGCCGGCGTTGCGTTTGCACCGGCGACCATTTGCTTTGCGAGCTCTTCTGCGATCGTCGGGAACGCAGACGTAATCAGGGCGACCGCCGCGTCTGGCTCGAGCGTTCCGGCGGAGATCTGGCCGAGCACCTCGAGGAGGGCCGTAACCTGCGCACCGTTAAGGGCGGTTGCCGCCAACTCTGGTGCCGCCTGCGCGGACTGATCGACAGGCGGCTGTTCTTCAGGCGTCGACTGCTGGTCGGCCGCTGGCTGCGGGTCGGCCTGGGCCGCCGCTGCGTCGAGCGTCGAGAAGCCCAGCTGCACGTATGTCTGATTCGCCGCCGGCGTGTCGAGGAGCGGCAGGTCCTCGAGGTCGCGGATCTCGTTTGGCGAAATCGCCCCCTGCTGCCAGAGCGAGGAGTAGAGCTGGACTCGCGACGCGGTGTCGCCTCGCAGTAGGCCGCGATTGTCGAGCTTGAAGTAGACCTGGTCGCCGCTCTCCTGGTACGTCGACAGGATCGCCCGGTCGATCGCTCCCTCGATCCTGCGTTGCCACGGGAGCAAGCACCAGACCTGAGCGGAGAGATGCTCCTGCTCGACGGTGCTCCATTTGTTCATGGTCGAGTCACCGATGAGCGTCGAGGGGACGCCCCAGCAGCGGGCAACGTCGGCAACGATGGCGTTCCGCAGCTCGAGCAGCTGCGACTGTTCCGCGGTGTTGCCTTCGATCGTCTTCAGTTGCATCTTGCGGGGGAGGACCGCGGCGGTGCCGCGCTTCTTCGCGCCGCCGTACAGGTCTCGCATCTGCCGGCGGAGGGCCTGGACCGCCTCGTCGGGGATCGTCTCCTGCGTCTCGAGCACGACATCGGGCCGGGCGGAGTTGTCCCAAAACGCAGTCGCCGCCGTGTCGATCGACCGGGCGAGGGCGATCGAGGTCGAGCACAACTCCGGCGGGGCCATGCCGACGAGGCCGTTGTCGGAGAGCCAACGGACATGGAGCACCTGCGACTGATCGAGCGGCGTCCAGGTCCCGCGGGGCTCGAGGTACTGGTAGCGGATCGAGTAGTCGCTCATCCGCTCCGCCTTGACGCGGGTCGGGTGGAGCGGCCGCAGCTCCGAGCAGAAGCCGCGCGGGCCGGGGATGATCCGGGCGTAGCCGTTGCCGTGGAGGGCCGCGGCGTAGACGAGCCACTCGTAGAACTCGTAGGCCGACTGCCACTGGTTGGGCCGCTTGGTCAGGACGTAGGAGACCGGGAGGTCGGAGGCGACGCCCTTCCGGCCGTCCGCCATCGTCCGCATCAGGTGGCCGGGCATCGACGCGCAGGCCTGGGCGAGGAAGCGGACGACCGCCAGGATCGCCGTCACGCGGATCGCCGTCTCCGGCCTGCCGGCGAGCTCGGTGTCGAAGACGGGGAACGGGCCAGAGGGAAACGCCCGAATCATCTCGTAGGAGGGAGCCGGCTTGCGGGTCCGCCTGGCGGGTGTCTTTTTTGCGGCGGCCTTTGGTCGGCTCATAGTTCGATGATCTTCCAGTCGTCGGGGCTCGTGCTGCCTTCGTCGCTCGTGGAGGCGATCGCCAGGGCGTTGACCGCGGCGACGATCGCGTCGATCTTCTCCGTGGACTTTGCCTTGTCCGGCTTAATCAGCCCCGTCGGATCCTGGTAAACACAAACGTGATTCGCCGCCCACGCGGCGACCGGATTCGGCGGGTCGCCCGTGCGTAACCTCCGCTCGACGACGAGCGCCTCGAGGAGCTTGCACGAGCTGTTTAGGGTGCCGGTCCGCTGTGCAATAGTCTGGACCTCGATATCGTGCCGCTGAAGTAGGGTCGCCAGCGCGCCAGCCTGCCACGGGTCGACGCCCACGCTCACGACGCGGTGCCGCTCGGCGTAGTCGATGAGGTCGCGGGCAACGTGCTCGTGATCCAGCCGAGCGCCCTCCGTCACCGTTACCCAGCCTTCGCGGATCCATGCGTCGTATGGGATGCCTTCCTTCACCCGGGCCGCGACCGTCTGCTCCGGCACCCAGAAGCGCCACTCGAGAAAGTAGCTGCCGTCGGTCTCCTTGAACGCCATACACGCGGCGGTCATGTCGAGATTGCTCGCCAGGTCGACGCCGATCCAGCAGGGCCGCCCGTCGGTCGGCGTGAGTGGGCCGGACGAGCAGGCGGCCCAGTCGTCGGGGTTGCGGAACCAGCGGTTGTCGGCCTGCTGCCAGACGTTGAGCGAGTAGCGGAGAAACTTCGACATCTTCCGCGGGTCGGTCTTGGCGTCCTGGTAGTCGGCCGCAAACTCGTCCTCAGGGAACGCGACGCCCATCGAAGGATTAGCCTTCCGCCAGACCTTCGGGTCGGAGAAGTCATCCTCCGGCGAGGCCGCGTAGATCAGTCCGTAGAACGTCGGGTTGGCCGACGGGTTCTCCATCGCGAGCTCGCAGTCCTTCCACCACTGCCAGCCGATGCCGTTTCGGTTGTCGCCCGCCGTCGAGATCGAGATCACGATCCCGTTAGCCGTACCGCGGGTCGCGTACATCAGCGCCGACACAAGGTCGGGAGTCTTGAAGGAGTGGATCTCGTCCAGGATGACGGAGCCGTTTAGGCCTTCGTTGCGCCACGAGTCGGAGGACAGGCAGCGGATCTCCCGGCCGGTCTCCCGGTTGCGGATCGTGCTCCGCGAGTCGACCACCTCGAGCATCCGCGACAACTTCGGCGAGGCCTCGACCGATTGCTTTACCATCCGGAACATCGTCCGCGCTTGGAGCCGATCATTCGCCGCGAGGAAAACGTCTTGCGCCGGGGCATGGCAGGTGATGAGGAACTGGGCGAGCTGCGACATAAGCGAGCTCTTCCGGTTCTTCTTCGGGACGAAGATCCCGGCCCGGCGATAGCGGAGGCGGCCGTCCGGGCGACGCCAGCCGAAGAGCGGACGGAGCACCTTGTCGACCTGCCAGTCGATGAGCTTGATCCGCTGGGGCTCGCCGCCGTGCTCGTCCGGGTGACGGCAGAGCGTCTCGATGAATTGAACCGGGGCGCTGGCGGCCGCCTCGTCCCACTCGTAGCCGGGGACGTACTCCGGACGCTTCTTCGGATCAGGCGCGGCGGATCGAGAGCTTGCGGAGGACCTGGTCCTCTTCGTCGCCTTCTTCTTCGCCATTCGGTTTTTCCTGCGGGAGGCGGAGCGAGGAGGCGGCAGTCATGCCGAATTCCTTCGCGTACTTGATGAAGTCGAGCCGCGACTCGCGCAGCAGCTTGGCGACCGGAGAGATCGCCTGACCTTTGTCGGTCGCGGTGATCCAGCCCTCGGCGGCGACCTGCTCGGA